GAGTTTTACGTACATCGGCGAAAATCTCAGCCGTACCTTTTTCCGACGTCGCCCACGCAACGCCATCTGGGTTGAAGAACTCGGTCAGTCCTTTTTTACTGCGCCCTTGATAAACAGTTGGAGCGTCGCCTTCGGGCTGTTGGGTCGGTTCCTTGGTCGGCGTTTTAGGGGGCGTTGGAGCGTCGGCTTCGATATTGGTGTTACGTTTTTCCCAGAGCTTTTTTATAGTAGGTGATTGCTTAACGGCAGAAGGCTGTAACTTTTTACCCGTCACTTCCTCGATGTAGTCATACATTTTAGAAGCTAAACCCTTACGTCTAAATTCTTCGTTTATTCGTACATTTTCTATAAAAACCCCATTTTTGTCAGTTACGCTTATTTCCGCTTTACCTATCTCTTTGCCTTCAAACTCAACCACAAACCTTTTGTTATCGTTCGTTTTTAGATGTAAGAATTCAAATGTATCGCCTTCGACTTCAAGCGTTCTAAAGTCATTTATTAACTCACTAGACTCTGCGTCTATTTTCTGTGGCTTAAAACTACTAGGCGCGTCCGCTGGCGTTTTAGGGGGCGTTGGAGCGTCGTCCACTACGTCTTTCTTTAAAGGTACTGGGTTCTTTTCCCTAGCGCTTACAGCCTCGCTCGCTTCTATAATACTGGCTATAGAATCGTCTATGACCTCTTCAGCGTGTTCGATGTCTCTTATTTGTTTTAGCAGTAAGTCTTCACCTAAGTCTTTACCTGTCTGAGCGTAACCTCCTCCAAACGAGTATTGGATAGAGGTAGGTAACGGTTCTCTAGCTTTTTCGAGACTTTCTTTAAGTTCTGCTTTTTGTTTTCCTAAAACCGTTTTAGCGTTTGTTACAGCTTTTTTCGCTTGTCCTCGCCCCCATGAACCCGTCTTAGACCAAGCTGTAAAGAGCGTGTTTAAACCTACGTTCATCGTCCCGCCTATACCTGCCGATAATAAGTAGTCGTAGTTATCCCTGTTGTCTCTTTCGTTGAGTAACAACTGCACTTCTTGTCTTAACGCCGATTCAGCTAGTCCTAATGCAGCCCCGCTTACAAACGTTTTTACAAGTTGACCGTTTTTAGCTCTTATTAAAAGGTTTCTACCTTTCCACGTTTCTTTACCAATGGCAGGACGACCTAGTCCGAAAACCGCTTTATTTATTTTGTCGAATACAAAAGCCGTTCCAAACACGCTTGCAGCAATTGCTTCTCCCGCAGACATCTCTTCTTGAATACCGTAAGATTGACGAACGGCTTGTCCTAAGAGATTTGAACCTCCCCATATCAAAGCTTCCGCTCCTATTAATCCTAGAGTACCTGTTATGGTAGACCCCGCTTCTGGAGCTACTATGCCGACCTTACTGACGTGACTCGCTCCCCGAAGAAACTTCATCGCTGGACGGTATTTACTAAGTATATACTGTCCGATTTTCCGTCGCTGGTTAAATCCATACTGTAAGCCCATTCCTGTACCTAATTCAGTCCCTATGCTTGCAGCAGTACCTTCGATATACTTACTTGTTTCGATTTCTGAGTTAACTAACGAAACAGCTTCCAAGACTTCTTGATTAACAACGGGCATACCCGCTGTTTCTTCTTCTTCTTCTGGCGCTTGCAAACCCGTCGTTGACGGTTGTGTTTGAAAGTTTTCTAAGTTCCCGTCGTCGGCAGCTTTAATTAAGGAAGTTGTAAAGTTACTCATTAGTTAGGTAAAAGGATGTCCTGTTTGTTGAAAAATTCTTGAAAAGAAACGTCGTCATAAATCCCAAACTTTTGATACAACTCTTTAGTGTCAGTTTCTTCAGCAGTTAATGTTTCTCGGTTTAAGTCTTTATTAAGTACGCCTGCCCAGCCAGCGCTAACAATCCGTAATTCTTTCTTGTCTTTAAAAAGTTTAACGTCGTCAGCATCCATTTCGTACGTTTCTAACTCGTCTGCTATTGCTGGGTTAAATTCAGAATAACCGTAGTTGTATAGCGACCTTCTATACGAAGCTTTATGCTCGTTCTTTTTCATTTCAATACGATCATTTTGAATGTCTTGCTCCGTTGCAAGCGTTCCTTCTATAGCTTTTCGACGATTTGATCCAGCAGCGTCTAAAGCTTTCAAGCTACTATATTCAAAGTCTCCAGTCATAATAAACGGTTTATCGATAACAGCATCTCCTTCTTTGTTTATCTTCGAAGGTTCGTTTACTTGCGCTCCTACTTTTATAATCGAGTTAAAAGCTTCTGCTCGTTTTTTAAAACGTTCTTGTTCTTCTATAATAGCTTGCGCTCGCTCGTCTCTTAAAGCCTTGTCTCGTTCTTCTGGTTGTAAGTTTGCGACTTCTCTAGCTTTTTCTTGAAGACGTTTTTTAATAAAAGGTATGGCTGTTATAGCAAATTCCTTGCTCATCGCCGTAGGCAAATCTGGGTATTGTCCGTCTTCGTCTGTGACCTTGTCAAGCTGAGTATCTAATAATTGTTCAACATCCTTATAAACAGGTAAGTCTACGACGTAGTCTCCTTTTGTTGTTTCTTCGTTAGCTTTTATAAGCTCTGTAAAACCTACCAGTCTATAATCTTTATTTGTTTCTTTAATCCAATCGGATGCGTCTCTTCCCATGTTTTCTGGTTTACTTTTCCATCTCGTAAACTCCTTAACTTCGTTTTCTCTTGTCGTTCGGTTTAACGCTGACGGAGGTAGCGGGCTAAGTTGAGCGTCCTCAAATCCTTTATTGATCGTTCCCAGGTTATCATAAAACAGATTGTACGCATCGTCGCTTGCGTTTTCATCGTTAGCTAAAGTGCGAAGCGTTTCATAAAACATACCAATCGGCGACTCTGATCGCTTAATACTTTCTATTAATTGTTCGGCTTGTTGCGCAGAAGCTCCCATCGCTTGGAAAGTATCTTCCATCTCGTTTGTAGCTGATCTATTTACAGCTCCCGTTCTAAGCGTTAGCATTGTACTTACTACTCGATTACTAAACCTCCGTCCTTGGCGGGCAAGAGTGTCTTTACTTGACGATTGAAATGCCGTTCTAAGTTTCGATACTAAAGGAGTTGTAACAGTTTTTGCGTCGGTAGTTCTAAAGATAGGTTTATTGTTAATAGACATTACGTCCATCGCTCCAAGCATTCGGTCGGCGTCTGTAAACCTACCTACGGCAATTAAAGCGTCTACTTGTTTGGCAAACGCATTGACAAGTATTTTACTGCGATCTTTTGGGTCGTTTATTCCCGCTTCTTTTAAAAGTTTTTCTCGTTGCTGGGCAACCTGTTGTAGCCCTACCGTATCCAAACTCATTAATTGTCCTGTTGTCGGATCAATCCTTCTACGTGTAAGAGCGTCTAATTGAAGTCCTAGTTCTTCTGTCTGCCCGTTTACGATGAAGTCGTCCATCTTCTTGTCGTACGCCTTGAGCATGTCAGCTTTAAACGGGCTGGTGACAGCGTTCCAAAGTACCTTTGCTCCGTCGCTAGACGCTGCTTCCTGTCCGACTTCTTCGCTAAAGCTCGACCATTGGTCTTTCATAAACCCATCGACAGCTTCTAAGAATGCGCCTTGAGTCTTATATTGCTCCAAGTCTAGCAAATCGTCTGATGCTGCTTGCATCGAAGGTAATAAATTGTTTGTTACAGCTCGTTTAAGTAGCGTGTTGCGATACGCTTTATTGCGTTGAATACTTAGAAACGTATCGGGTTCGGTTTTGCGTATCTCTTCTAGTACATCTGCGTCACTAACCGTTAAAGCTTCTTCGGCTCCGATCTGACCTTGTAACTGACCTAAAGCTCCGTACTGTTTAAGACCTTCATTAAAGGAAGACAACGAATCAGCTAAATCCATAAGCTTGTTACGACCAGCTTGTTGAACAGCTACTCCGTAGTTACCACCGCTTTGAACGGTTGCTTGTAGCCTCGGTGCGTCGGGAAGGTCTTGTACTTGTACTCTCGTTGCCATTGTTATTATGTTTTTAGCTAATTGCCCGTTTAAGTTCCAAACCCGTTCTTGCACCGCTCAAACCGCTACTTGCTACGTTAAGAACTCCTGCCCCAAAGCTAGGTTTGTTAATGGGTCGGTTAATATCGATCTGTCTGTTGACTGTACGGAAACCTGCATCGGTTAAAGCCAGTCCTGTTTGTAAATCTTGCATCTCTTGCTGACGACCTATGCCCATACGATAAGCTGCTTCTTGACGGGTGTAGTCGTCCAATAAAGCGTCAACAGACAAACCAGCTACTCCAGCTTCACCCGCACTTACGGACGCTCTAGACATAGCTTCTCGACTCTTTAACGCTATCTCTCCGATTTCACGGTTAGCTGCTTCTTCTTCTTGAGCCTGTCTAATACGTATCGAACGTTGTTCTTGAAACGCTCTTTGGCGTTCAGCTGCCGATGCTTGAGCTTGATAACGGGCTTGTTGCTTCGCTTGTTGGCGTTGCCCTCCATACTGAGCCATCGACGATAACGTCGAAACTGCTATCGATGCTGCTACTAGATCACACATTATTAAGATTTGTTATTGTTATAGATTGAAAATTGTTTATATCCGTCGATGTCAACGTCAGTCCAAGACGCTCCCAGCCACGTTAGCCATCGCATAGATAATTCATTACTGGTCATTACAAGGTTGGTAAGTACGTCGTAGTCACCCATTAACTTGTTTACCCACTCTTTCGAATGTTTTACGAACGTCTTTCTGATCAAGTGCATACGATGAGTACCAAGCAACCAGATAACGCCTTCGTTGGGCTTAGAAGACTTACCGACCCCAAAGCTCGCTATTATTCTACGATCAAGCGTAGTAATCGTCCACGCCTGTTCAGACACCCTATACGACTGTTCTATTGCAAGTCTGGGGTGGTGTCCTAGTCCTATGCATTCAAGCATGTCTTGGGTGCGCATATCGTCGTATAAGAGGCTACTGTCAAACCAAGGTTCAGCTGGTGTAATACGACAGTCGTTGTATACGGCGTTAACTATATCGTCTTGAACGGGCATGTATAAAGTTTTCGAACTCAGCCGACAGTATCTTCATCGGCAAAGCAGAGCTTGATTTAAGCTTGATCGTGACGTCGTCGTGCTTGGAGTGAATAGGAAAGCGAAACGATCCGTCGTCCAAGACGAGAGAACCGATTACAGAATCCGCACCAAGACTGGACGGGTTAAAGGCGTAGGAATAAGTGTCCCGATATTGAGGCGTTACTTCAACCGTGAAGTGTCCCGTCTCGCTATACTCGACTGCACCGTTCCGTAAAATCTGTTTTGTAAAGTCGCTGGTAGAACGTCCGCCACGCTCGGTAGGTTGCTTGAGCGAAGGCGTTGAAAATTCAAACTCCATATCGTACTCCCTACCGACGTAAAACGAATCTAAATACTTATGAGGACTTGTTGAATCTGTAATGCTAGGGTCAGCGTAGTTACCAACCATTGTAAAGCTAGAAGAACTTACCCGAGTAATTGTAACCCTCGCCCCAGAAAACGTGTAAGCACAAGAACCAACGGGATCGTATGGCATACCTGTTACCGTGGTTTTTCGAGTTCCCGAATTATAAGTTACCGTTCCTATTGCAGGATTAGTGTCGTAAGTTTTCCTACGGTCCAACAATATTTTATAGGTCTTACCCGTGTCAGCCTGTCTAGGAGATAAGTCCATAGTTTCTAGGTTCTGATTAGTTCCGTCGTAAGTAATTAAATATAAAGTCGATTCTATAACGCCTATTCCCGTTATGTTATTAGCAAAGGTAAACTTCGACCAAGACGATTGAATCTTGTCTTTGCCCGTCCAGAAATAACGATAGACGTAAAGATCGTTAGTCGACGCATCCCGCCCTATAATCGTGTTCTCATTCGAACTCCCAATTAATTCGTAAACGCTTGACGGAAGGTAAGCTGGGACTTGTGAAGTTAGATCGACTGCGTCATAAGTTTCGGAACTAGAGTCAACGTAGTACTCGTAAGCACCTGTAAAGTTACCACGGGAATACGTGAAGTATAAAAAGTTAGACAACGCTATTGGATTACCTGCGTCCTTCTTTTCGTATTCGGTAACAGGTGATATGTTAACGGTCTTAGGCGTCAGTAGATCGGTTCCTTGCAATACGAATTGCGTCTCGTTACTGAACAGCATGAGCTTTTCTTGAAACGGTATTGCATTCTTTAAAGTAGTGACCTTTGTGTGAGCAATTCCTACATCGATAGGAGCGCCGTCGAGAAGCGTTAAGACCGTGGTTCTGAAGAAGTTAAAGTATTCATCAGATTCGCTAAACAAGATCGATCCGTCCGTGAGCATACCTAAACGGTTCTTGTAAAAGAAGACGTCATTTATTGTCTTACCGACAAAGGACGGGTTGGGACTGGTGTTTAAATCGCCTACTAACCTGTTCGTCCAAGTAGCTACGTCTATCGTATACGCCGTTATTGACGATCCTGTAAACGCTGGTGTTATCCGCATGGGCATGGTCGTGTTGTCAAGCGTAGTTGTAATTCCATACCCGATGTCTTCTTCCCATGACCCTACTCCAAACGCAGCGCTGTTCTTTGTTACGAACTTGACGTAGTAGTCGTCTTGTGAAAGTTCAATGTCACCCTTTACCTTTACACGGTGTCCGTTAAAACAACGTGCTGGTAGATCGGTGATGTAATTGACGTCCTTGTAGACAACGCCTAAAGCGGTGTTTGAAATGGAATCTGAAACAGTTACCGATAAGTCGCTAGACATGACGATCTTAATGACCGACCCGTTAGCCGTAACTGACGATACGCCAGAAATACTTGCAGACGTTATTGCAGAAGCTAAAGCCGTGGCTATGCTTTCGGAACTGTGAGACGATGCAGTATGAGTTGTTGCTGTTCCGTCTATGGTTACGGTGTAGGTCGAAGTGTTGTTACCTTGCTTTACAAATACGATAGCTTCATTAGCAAGCGCTGTAGAGGTCGTTCCAGCCATAGCAACGGTTTGCCGATTACTCGCTACAAAGGTAAAGTCGGCAACGCTCAATACGCTTAACTGAGAAGAAGGCGCTGTTGCCGTGTTCAAATACGTCTGAGCTGCGGTACTGATCGTTACTGGAACGTCGTTTCCGTTTGCTAAGTTCTTGGCAACCAACGACGCTGTTGTATCGTTATGGGTAAATAAGAAAGCGTGTTGGTTATTAGCGTCCCGATTAAAGACGTGCATCTTAGTTGCCAGACCGTTTGTTCCTATGACCTTTACGTGATCGGTGTTAGGACGCTTGGTAAGCCCGTCTACGACGCTGCTTAAAGCGTTTACTTGATTCTCTGCTTGTCCTGCGTGTCTTAAATTGTCGGGCTGTTGCGATACCCCTTGTACGAGGTTCGGAACGGAGGTGCTTATTAAAGGCATTACCTGTCAATGACGCGCGTAACGTCGTAGTTGTCGAATATAGTACGGTCTGCGTTTTCAGAGTCGCTGTCAACTGCCGTAGCTTTGGCGTTTATCTCGTCCCTTAAAGTAAAAGCTTCGATCTCGGTCGATCCCAAGAAACGATTAGCGAACTTACGACCCGCTCTAATCGTGATGTACGAACGGAACTGCTGTGGCAATTCTTCAAAGGTAAGTTCAAAAGTGATAGTGACGTCTAGGTCTTCGGTAAAGACGTCGGTGTGGTTCTTCCTGTCATACAAAGTACTACCACGCTGTACGATGTCGATGTCCGTATACTTGTCGATAGGAACGTCGATCCTTAACGTGTTGTTAGGAAGAGCAAATTTATTAGATGAGTTACGCACCATTGGGTACTCAAACTCGGTGTTGAAATGCCAGCCTTCGGACTGCACTTCTCGATTGACTTCATCAAGCACGTTTAAAGCCGTAACGACTGATACGGGAAGACTGCTTCCGCTGATCGTGTTAACGGGAGATTCGCCGATGACTCCCAGCATTGTGTTTACTGCTTCAAGCTTAGATGTAAGTGCCATGTTTAATAGAGGTTATAATTATGGAAGTGAGCGGATGCGAGGACAAAACGAAAAAGCCCCGCACCCGCAACACAACCAAGCAAAGAATTACTTTTGCAATTCGATAGCAGCTTCGGGACGGAGAACTCCGTGACCCATAGCGTACTTCGCAATGAAAAGCGTACCTTGACGTGAAATCTGATACTCGGACTCGGTAGCGAGATCGAGAAGTTTCACGGTTCCGACAGCCGATGGGTGAGCAACGATACCAATCGAGTTGGTGAAGTTACCATTGTACCCAGCTCCGCTTCCACCAAACACGTCGTTAGACGCAGCTCCGTCGCCAGTAGAGGTCGAGGACAGATTGGTTGATGGAATGTGAGTTGACTTGTAGATGTCGATACCTGCGACTTGAGCAATCGAACCAGAAGCGAGGGAGCCAGAGCCTCCTACGTCTTGGTTAGCTGCGGAAGTCGAGATGACAAGCGCGCCACTACCGCCCGTGATGAGCTTGTAGTATTCCTGTGGACGAAGAACGCAGAAGCGACCATCGGCAGGAACGTCGTTCTCATCGAGAGCTTGAGCAGCGGTGAAGAGAGCAGCGACAAGTTCAGCACCTGTAGGATCGGTGTTGTCTGAATCGTCGGAACCGTCGGACACGTTGCCCATGACGTTACCAGATACGTCGAGTACTCCACCGTCTTTACCACCAGTAATGGTAGCAGCAGAACGTGCAGCAGCGATGAATACCTTAGCAATAGCGGTATCGAAACGTACGGCAAGAGCCTTACCCAACTCGCTCGCGTAGACGCTGCGGATGTCGTAGTGGTTCTTTACGTCGTCGATAGAACTGAGGAACGTAGAAGCGAGAAGGACGTCGTCGATAGTGATGACTACTTCATTCTTCTTAATGTCGCTCAAGTAGCTGTTACCAGCGTCTGCGATGTTCTGACCTGGAGTGTAGTAAGAAGCGGAAGCAACACCAGTAACTGGGAATTGCGCGCTTTTACCGTTCTCGATGGTACGCATCGTGTGCAAACTCTTGAAAACGTTGTTTTCTTCGAATGTCGTTAATATTTCGCCAGCAAACTTCTTCAAGAAAAGGGCGTCAACCGCTCCACTTGAATTAATCTGACCAGCGCGTGAGGGAGTAGTGTCTCCATTAGCCATGATTTATTGTCTCCTTAATTGAGATTAATGTTTATGTGAGTTTGACTTCAGCGTCGATAAGATTCGAAGTTATCCCGCGCACGGGGCAGCGACTTGAGTCGGTGCTTCTGTCGATTTAGAAAGTGTTTAGCGTCGTCCGCCTGGAGTGAAGTAGAAGCCTACTATCATGGGCAAGACTACGGTAGCTTGGAAGAGGGCAATATGTCCTGTTGTAACAACCAAAGGGGCTTGGCTTGCTTGAAGACTGATGAGCCCGAATATAAGTTCGTTCCGCCCTTCTCCTGTAATGTTCGTGACGGAGACGAGAGGTACTGTTGGGTAGATTGCGGTAATGCAGGTGATGAAGCTGAGTGTAGACATGCCGATAAGAGCAAGCATACGCCTAGTCCCCCGAACGAAACCGCCTTCGTCCCCTTGTGTGAGTGCTGCTTGGAATTTAAGTGCTTGTTCATTATTTCGAGCCTCCCGTGCCATTTCGAGTTCAAACTTGTGCTGGCGTGAATCGACGAAAGCGCCGAATACGCCCTTTAAGACGCTACCCATAGCTGCGGAACCTCCGCCTGTAAGGAATAACGTCAGCAGTTCAAACATAGTTAAATACTAGATACAGCCAATCGACGATCCAACTCGGCATGATACGCCTTGTCACCGCTCTTGTATCGAGGGTCTTGCATAGCACGACTGACTTCTTGCATAGATTGAAAAGGTAAGGTTGACGATCCAGTCGTGTTGCCTGTTACAAGTTTAGGCTGTGTTCCACCTACTTCTGCTTTGTAACGTGCATACAAACCGCTCACTACGAGCTTGGCTTGATCGACTGATCCGTTGTTTACCGTTTCGTTAAAAGTGTTCATCTCGTCGTCAGACAAGGATTTACCTGCCCATTCCGACAAAGCTTTATATTCACCGTTAGCTGCCGACTTGATCTCTGTAGCCTCGTTCTCTTGAAGAGCTGCTTGACCACGGGCAAAGCTATCGACTAGCTCGCGATTAAGACCGACCTTGGCTAACGCTTCGTAGGTTTCTTCTTTAAGTTCGCCTTCGTTTTCAAAGAACTCGTTGGAAGCTTCCGTTATAAGAGTTTGTGCTTCAGACGGCTCGGAGTCGCTTACTTCTTCTTGCGTCTGCTCTTCTTCGCTTGCTTGTTCTTGGTCGCCTTCTTCTTCTGTCCCAGTTCCCAATTTCGATTCAAGTTGTCCGTAAGCTTTTGCGAGGTCTTCTGCCGACTCAAACTTCTCTGGCAACCATTCTGGGCGTTCTTGCTCGCCTTGAGGTTCTTCAGTCTCCGTTGCTTGCTGTTGATCGGGTTCAATCTCGTTAGGTGCTAGTTCGTTTATTTCGACTTTTTGGTAATCTGCCATGATGTTTCACTTTTGGTTGTTGTTATGGATGTGTTTAAAAATTAGCGTCGAGGTTTACGCCTGTTAATGGAAACTCCTCTGCGTTTAGGTGCTGACTTCTTCTTAGGAGCGGGTTTCTTTTTCTTCTTTTTCTTAGCTTCTTCAGCTAGTTTCTTTTGACGAGCCTTCTCTTCTGCTTCATCCTTAGCCATTTGTCTTTTAACAGTAGCTTCGTCTTCGGCTCTTTTAGCTTTCTTTTCATCTATTCTTTGTAATGCTTCATCCTTAGCCAACTGAAATTTTACTTCAGCTTCATCTGTTGCTTGTGACTGTTTTTTTAACGCTCTCTTACGCGCGCCTTGTCTAGGATCAGCTGTGTTGTATTGTTTTTGAGGAATGTGGTGCGGTGGGCGGTTTAATCTTACGCCGTGCCTATATAGATGTTTTCTAGTAGCCATAATATTTTAAACTTGTACTTCGGGATTTTGTTGTTGTTGTGCCATAGCGTTTATAGTCGGTGCTACAGCGGGCGCTCCAAGCTTCATCATCATTTCTTGTTGCTGGGCTTGTTGCATTTGTTGTTGAAGTTCTTCGTCCGACTTGATCAATCCTTCGGTCTCGATACCAAGCGCGGTAGCACGGCGTTTGAAGTAGTCCCCGACGTTTACGTACTGGGCAACAGCTTCTGGTCCCACGACTTGGTTAGCTCCTGCAAGGAACATATCCAGACGGTTAAGATCATTACCACGCCCTAGAGCTTCTATACCCGTGACGATGGTTGGCTTAACGATGTCTTTTGGAAGCTTCGGTAGCTTGTCCTTCTTGCTCATACGATCCATGAGACGGGTGACAAGCGGTAGTTGAAACTCCTGTGACAGGATAGAATATAGTCCGCCTAATGCCGATTCTAGTTCTTGAGATAACATACGTATTTCTTCTGCTGTAACTCGCTCGGCATCTCTAACGACGGAACTGTTTAATAAAAAGGCGTGGCTTAAACGGTCTTGAATCTGAGCCATGACAGTCTGAGCAACACGAAAGTCGTTGAACTTGTTTAACTGTAGAACGGAAACGTCGCTGTCTGATCCTTGAACGATTGCACCGTTAGGAGCGTCGGCAAGTGTCCTAGCTCTAGTCGTTCCGTTTGGATTGACCATGAACAAGACCTTCGCTGCTGCTGCGCTACCTTCAACGATTGCTTTAGTCAGCGATTCAAGACTCTTTAAGTCTCCGATATACTCTTCGACAAAGCCTCGTCCGTAATCCTCGCCGTCAATACGGGTGTATCTAAGAGGTAACCACGGGGACTTGTCGATGGGATATTCTCCGCTTGAGCTTTCAATAACGATACCCTTGACGTCTTGTTTGACTACGAACTTGTCACCTTCACGACATATCGAAGTATACAGGTCGCAGTTGTTGTCCTTAGATTCTTTATAGACTTCTTGTCGGACTTCTTCGGGAAGCATGAACGGTGCAACTGTTTCCTTAACTGCGATGTGTGTGACGTTACCCATTGCATCGCGCTTAACAACGTAACGATCTGGACGGAATACTCGCATTCCTCCGTCGTCGGGTAAGTAAAGCAAGGCGTTACCAGTTATCAATAAATTCTTAAGAGCTTCAAAGACACCTACTCTAAACGCTTCGACTTCAACCTCTTGCGCTACAGCTCGTTCAACGTCGCTTAAAGCTTTTTCTAGGTCTGTACGTAGCTGTTCTCCTCCTTCTTCTCCTAGATCAACCTTTGCTTTTTCAAGCTCGTAACGGTCAATGACCAAACGGAAGAAGGGAGCGTTAGGCGGAAGTAAAGCAAGTAGTAGTTTAGACGCTAAATTGTTAACGCCTCTAGCTCCGATGCCTTGATAAGGCGTGTAATACTTCGTGTGAGGACCGTGACCTTCGGGTGGTAGAACATACGGAATAGTCAGTTCAGCTGAGGTACGACCACGGTCTAAGAACGACCACCGCTGTCCTTCAAGTTGAGTGTAGAGGCTTTGAGCCGTTTCGTATTGCATATTAGGAAGGTACGTCTGTTACGTATGACGGAGGACTGTTCCCTGGATCGGTTACCATTGTCATGTTATTTGAGTTGGTTGACATATCGTAAATGGTCGTACCCGAACCGTTCTCAGTCCCGTCTCCCATTCTCCACCAACCAACCAGCGAACTCTTTGAATGATAGTTACCCGTGTTGCCCAACAAGTTAAAGTTAGCGACCCCAGAATTGTAAATAGCTGTAATCTCAGCTGGGCTTAAAACCTTGTTCCAAATCGCAACTTCATCAATCATTCCGTCAAAATGTTCAGCTCCTCCGTAGTTTGATTGTCCGATAACGGTATTGGAATATGTGAAG